ATAAGATGCTTCAAAAAGTTTATGAGGCCCAAGCGTGGGCGAATGGTTGGTGGTCTGGTTTTGTCCACGGTAAAAATGAACCAAAATACAGTAAAGTAAATAAATCAAAAATAAAAGGTGAACAAAAATGAATATACAACAGGTAGAAGAAGGAACGAAATGTAATTGGTGCGAAGAAGAAGCCCATCCGAATGAAGATATGTTAGTACAAGACGGATTAGATGTTAATGGTCTATCTTATTATCATCTTCGGTGTGCAGGAAAATTATTTGTATTGAGGATAGAAGGCATTTTGCCGGCAAAGGTATTTAGGGCAGTAGTGCATGAACTTAATACTAACCTAGTATTACAAGATGAGGAAGAATAATGACTACTTTAAGTGAGTGGTATGATTTAAGAAATCAAACTATCTATGATTACTTTATTAAGTTTGGAAAGAAAGAGATGATACAAAACCTATTTGAACACTCTACAAGCAAACATTTAGAGCAATTATACGATAGAATACAGGGATTATAATGGAATGGGATGATGTAGTTTCGCCTTTTATATTTAAAGAAGGCGAGATTATATCCTATGCCACAACTGAAGGGGTTTATTTTTCATTAGAAGTAGTAAAAGTGGAATGCCCTATATGTTTGGAAGAGTTTTTAGGCAATAAAAAACACGCAGGGCATTTCATTTCCGGTCATAGAATATACCATGAATTTGAACATGAAAGAGCAGAATATTACGGTGGAACATAATGTATACAAGAGAACAATTACAGGGATTATTGCTATCAATAGCAAGGCCAGAATTAACAATTTACCCTTCTAATGTAAATAGGACAGGGTATGTTGTTAGGATGAGGATAATGTTTAGGGCGAAAGAGGATTTTTTAATGGCCCTCCGGAGAACATTTGAACAGTATAATATTGATAGTAACTATAAAGAGAGTGAAGGGCCAAACAGGGATAAACCTATTGTCATTGTAGGGCGTAGGCGTTCAATTAGAGCGATAGTTAATCTATTACCTAACCTGCCTACTTCACACGCTTCATGGAACGATTTCATCGGTGTGTTAAGAATAATGGAAGAAGGCGGTCACTTAGATGATGAAGGAATGTTGGAAATTATAAGCCTGGTGGAAGGCGATGATAAGCAATAGAGAGCGAGCAACATTATTAGTAGGTGGTTATGGAAGTGGAAAGACTACACGGGCTATTGAATTAATGGTAGATATACCCTATAAGATTTTATATGGTAATGAATTGAGTAATTTTGATATTTACTCATACCCTAAACATTACGGGTTAATCATTGAAGAGATAGATTTTAAACCAGATACTAAAATCATAGTAGACATTTTGAATGTTAAAAGAGGTAACTTAGTGTTAACTTCTCTTAATGAGAAGGATGTTCCGAAAACTATATTAAATCGTTGTAAGAAGAATAGGTTAGGTCAAGTCGACCGGCGCAACAATTCATTAGAGTTAGCACCTAATAGAAATATAATAATGTGTCGGGATATGTCAATTTACGATATGACCTTTGAATGGATGAGAAGTGTAGATAGACAGGAAGTAGTACAGATATTAAAGCATAACAAGCCTGCCGATATACAGATATTAAGTTGGCTCATGCCTAACACAAATCCTAAGATAATATCATTTGCTGATAGTATTAAGAGAAGATGGAAGAAAGATTACTTCTATGAAGTGTTAGGATATTGTTACAATGGAGGACATAGAGGTAGACTTCAGTTTTCTAAACGAAGAAGTTATTCTCCTGTACCTAGTATATGTTCCAAGTTAGGATTAAAGGTTGTAGATTCTTATATTGTTAAGTCGTTATTAGTAGATGAACAGTATAGAGAGTGGGCAGTTAAGAAGTTAACGAGTGAAGAGTGCAAAATATTAGGATTGAAAAAGCCTAGAAGGAAAAGAGTAAGTGTAAGGAAAGTTAAATTAGAGGACTATCTATGAATAAAGAATTAAGAAAGAGTAAAGGTGTGCCCTTCGCTACATGGTATGGCGCAGTAGATGATAAAGGGAAGTTATCCTTTGTAAAGTGGAGAGCACTATATGACAGTAATAAATTACCGGAGGAAGCGAAATGATACTACAAGATATATTCTTAATTGTTAAAGCGGTAACTCTAGTGGTAACTGCAATAGGGATAGTAACAATTATAGCAGTTATATTTTCATTGGGTATTTATTTTATGGGGATTGGTGTAAATGCCTACTAAGCAAACAGAAAAAAGTTACATTGACCGTGTAATGGCTGATGGTAAACAAAGGCGGGCAAAGGAAATAGTTAAGGCTATTATGGATTACATAGATATTACTCCGGGTAAAGTATCATACCACTTTGTACCCGATACAGGTATGGTAGCAAGATACCTAAAGAGTGAAGATAGAAAGTATATGCTGGTAGAGAAAGATAGACAGCATGGTAATATATGGATAATGAGAGATGATGAGAATGAATTGGACAGAAAAGTACAGACCTAAGATTATAGAAGAAGTAATAGGACAGAATAAATTTACAGATGATGCTAAGAATTGGGTAGCCATTTACGAGATGCCTAACATATTATTGTATGGACAACCAGGCACAGGTAAGACTAGTGCTGCATATGTTATAGCGAAGCAGATGCTAGGAGAGCATATGTCTAGCCAATTTAAAGAAATTAACGCTAGTCAAGATAGGCGTCTAGATACTATAAGAGAAACAGTATCTAACTTTGCTTCATGGAAAGCGATAGACGAAGTGCCATTTAAAATTATGTTAATGGATGAACTAGATGGCATGACAAAAGATTCACAAAGGGCATTAAAAAGAACGATGGAGAGAGCACATAATGTTAGGTTTATAATTACTTGTAATAATCCACATGAAATAGATATGGCCATTAGAAGTAGATGTGCTAACTATTTGTTCATGCCCTTGTCCGTAGATACAATCGTAGACATACTGTCTATTATATGTGAGAAGGAGAAACTATCTTTTAATAAGGTAGAACTAACTAAGTTTGCTGAGTTATTAAACGGCGACCTTAGAAGAGGGATTAACGAGTTGCAGGCTTGTTCTTATTCTGGAGGTTCTCTTGTTGATAAAAGTAAAGAATTTATATCACAGTATAAAGATGTAGTAAAAAGTGTGTCTGCAAGGGAATATGATGGTGCACTAACAGTACTTTTGGATGAAGTGTACCGAGGAAGGAATGTGAGAGAGATTTCTCATAACCTTCATAGGATTATATTAGAAGAGGAAATGGAAAATAGAGTAAAGTATAAGTGGCTTAGGTTACTAGGTGAAATGGAATGGAGAGCGAAGGATATGACCCCAAAAATAATTGTGTCGTGGCTCATCGCTCAACTTTATGAATGAGAAAAGAGAAAGCAAAGAATGAAAAAAAGGTGAAAAATATGAATGAAAGAATAGAAAAAGAACTAAACGCATTAGCGAAAAGAATGAGTGTTGATTATGAGGAAATCTTGGGCAAATATACAGAAATTGCCGAAGCAAATTCTTTAGATATGGAAGATGACCGACAATCTATGGTCGCCCTAACTCTAACTAGGAATTATGTTAGAACATCATTAAAGAGTAGCAAGACAAGTAGTGGTTTCGGACAACAGGGCTTCGGCTTTTTAGTTGGAGTGGAACAGGCAAGAGATGTACAGGCATGGAGAAGAAAGGTATTACAAAGTGATTACAGTTCAAATCCAAACGAAGTATTTAGTGAAGGTAGAGTAGCAGAAGTAACATTGAATGGGGATACTTATGAGAAGAGTCAGTTGATTAATGGTGAAGTAGCGGTAAAGAATATTCCGCATCTGCCTAATTCAGCAATTGAAGTAGATGAGAATAAGTGGATTGTACCGCTTGATAATGTTAAGGCATTTATGAGCGGCGATACTAACCCAAGATACGGTAAGCCACTACCTGCTGAAGAGTGGAGAGTAAGAGGCCACTTTATCGGTAAGTCAAATGGTGAATATCAGTATTGGTCTTTGGGCCTTAAGAATGAAGCGGCTAAAAACTTTGATGTTGAAACAGGAAGATGGTTCCATCTAAGAGCACTATTCAATGAAGAGAGAAATGCTATTTATGGTGTGAAGGGCATGACCCTTGAATCACTAAGATACAATGATGCCTTAGACCCTAACGATGACTTGTATATTAATACCGATAGTCTTTCAATTGAAGATTTAGTCGGTGATTGTATGGGTGAATATGTAGCAGACCTATTGGAGTTGGAAGATTATCATGATGATATTAAAGACAACCGTGGTGTTAAACTTGTTGTGACCGATGGAATAGTTTCAAGTATGAATCTAACTCCTAACGAAAAGACAGGCAACCGAGTTCTATGGATTGAACCCATAGACGCTAACTATGGATATGAAGAGGGCGATTTACCCGATTCAACCCCTTGCTGGATTCCAGAATCAGTTGATATTGAATTTGGTATTGGTTCGGATATTATCGTAGTAGGTAGGACAAATCAAACAAACAAGAAAGATGACGATGGCAATTTTACTGAAGAGTGGAACCCTGTATCAATCAATCTGTTCGGAGTAATCCCTAGAGTTTCTTTGGGAGCACCGGAAGCAGAAGATGATTCTACAGATGTAGACTATTGGTGATTGTACCCCTGTGTAGTAGTTGGCGTTAATGACTACCGAAAGGGTGCGAAGCCCTTAACAGGTGTATTATATGAATGAAATAAGATATTTAAGATTAAATCAGATAGCAATTGACTTTAAACAAGTCGAATGTATTGAATGGAAAAAGATAGATGAAGAAAGTTTTTCTTCGGAAGAAGAGTATTACTCGTTGAGGTTTCACTTGAAGAGTGGTAAAATGTTTACAAGGCAGGTTAATGATAACCAATTTGAAATCATAAAGGAAAAATATAAAGAAATGTTAGGAGATGAATAGAATGGGAATAGGAGATAAGAAAGGAAGTGCGGCAGGTGCAGTATTAGAGCAAGCGAAAGCAGGTGATAGAAGTAGCGCGTTTAGTGAGGCTAAAAAGAGAGCCATGCTACAACGGCAGAATCTATTAGAGCATTCGATGGCTCATTTAATATGTGGCATCAGTGGAAATCCAGGGGCCGGTAAAACGGGAATAGCCCTTGACTGTAGAACTGAAGAAGAGAAGAAAACACATTGGGTTTTTATTCTTGACTTTGATGAAGGTGCAGAACCGACATGGCGTCAGCATTGGTCTAGTGATGAAAAGATGGTAATTTTTAATCCATACATTTACAATGATGATATGACAGTAGACTATCTAGCAACGGCTGATATGTCACGATACTTTATCGCTATGGTAAATGAAGCAATTACAACAGGACAGATTGAGTGGGATAATGAAATTATAGAGATTGAGGCTGTTAAGGCTTTTATCTTTGATGGACTAGATTCATGGCTCGATACAACAAATATGATTGCACGACAGAATCATACAAAGGGCAAAGACCCTAGATTGGCTGATAAGATAAAGATGGTTCCTACACAATGGTTTGCTCGTAATGAAGAGTATAAGAGGTTGTTTAAGGCATCCTGCCAATTAACCTGCGACAAGTTTTTCATTACTCACATGAAAGATATTCATGATGGGTTTGATATTGTAGGTGTTAAGCCGGATTGGGAAAAGTCAACAACGGCTAAACTCTTTCAATACATTGAATGTACCACAGAAGAGAGAGGTAAATCAATGAAGATGTATGCTAAAGTTAAAAAGAGCAAAACTAACAATGAGAATGTAGGTCAATCTTTCCTTGTCATGGAAAATGATAATGGTAAAGTTACATGGAATGGTATTCCACAGTTAAAAGACGGAACACTTTGAATGTAAAATCGGTTTTACCAAGTAATAAATAGTGCCGAATAGTGGTGGGGGCAACCCTACTATTTCCCGAATTACACAGGTGATAATATGAATATAAGAATAAATAGTAAAGTTATGAAAGATGCTTTAAATGCCCTTCTATTAAAAGGTAAATGGAATGTAGGTCAGTCGGCTAAGAATAGTCAATTGAATAATGCAGTATTGTTAGAAGTAGGCGAAACAGCCCACCTATTTAATGCTGATGAAGCAACCTTCATTAAATTTGAATTAGATTGCGAGATAATTTCTCACGGGAGAGTCTGTCTAAATACAGATATTATGAATAAGTATTTGGTAGGTAGTGAAGTGATAGGTATATCTCACAATGAACAAACTCAAGTGCTAGAAATTACAGCGCCTACTAGATTAATAACAATTCCTATTATGGAAAGACATTCTAGTAGTGACTCTATTAACTACTGTAAAGAAAATTATACGGTGTCCTACACAGACTACCCATTTACAGAAGGAGTAAATATTAGTCCTAAAACAATACTCAAATCAGTATTTGTTATAGATAGTGAAGTAATGTGTAGTGCGTTAAAGTCCTGCGAGATTGTAGGTAGTGCAATATACAAGTTGGACTACGATGGTGAAGGGGGCCTATGCGTAAGTAGTGCTAAAGATAGTGAAGTGATAGAGATAGAAATAGAGTTAGAAGAGTATAGTGGGCCTCCAGCAATAGTAGAATTTACTGCTCCTGTCCATAAACTCTTATCAGGTGAAATTGTTATTGCATTTAATGATGATTCCCCTATCTGTTTTATTAATAGACGGGTAAAAATATTAAGAGCGCCGAGGGTGGGAGAATGAATTTATTAGAATATTATAGAGAAATCAATGAGAATTTAAATGAAGCCTTGAAAGAAACAGGAGTCACTTCATTAGAAGGATGGTTAAAAAGGAAAAAGAGTAAAAAGTTAAGAGTGGGTGAAATTATAACATACTACTTAGGTCAGTTAAATCTGATAAACAAACTAATAGAAGAAATAGGAGATGAAGAAGAATGAGTGAAGAAGATAAAAGAATAGAAATGCCACAAGTATTGAATGAAGTAATGTTGATGGTGCAACACTACACAAACCATATTAATTATGAGATGTTGAAAATATTGCACATGACAGGTTACTGTAATGACTATACAAAAGATTGTCACTTTTGTAATGAGGAAGCGGTAGGCGAAGAAGAATGACTATTTGGATTATAGAGTATGACAATGGTGAAGGTGGAACTTGGCAAACAATATACGGTACAAGAAAGGAATGTTTAGAACAGTCAAGGTATGAATTTTACGGTCACAGGTATAAAGATAAGTTGGAATTTCACGAAGCATTGGTGGATAGTAATACTTCACAAGGCGATTATTGTATCTACAAAGAAGATTCATACTATACAGGTGCTTAAATGACAGATATAATTTGTCTATCGTGTAAGTTAGATAACTACATATCTGTAATATACATACCCCATATTCCTGTTTGTGATAAGTGTATAACACGGATGATATTAGGCTCGATTAAATCAACCGTGAGGGAAGTAAGATGACTTATACCTATGAAAGAAGTTGGGTCGAGATAGAAGATATGCTGGATAGGGCTGAAAGGTTACAAAATCAACACTATATGGCTATCCATAATACTAACGATAAGAAGAAAAAGTTAGTACACATGAGAAACTATAAAGCGTTAGAGGGTGTAGTTAAATCTCTCCGTTGGGTTCTTGGCGATAGAAGAATTACTACCCCGTTGGAGTGAGTTAATATGGAATGTAACTTTTGTAGAGAGGGAATACTCAAGAAGAGTATTTCTAAATACAACAAAATGGTAATTTGTGAAATATGTAAGGTGGCTGAAACCTTTGTTATATGGGAAATGTCCCTGTATAAAAGTACAGTCGAGCAAGATAGCATTTCTCTAGGTAGTTGGATAAGGAAGATTGAGAGAATGAAGATGGGAAATAGGATGGTGTAAGAATAATGTCCACTTATATTGAGATATACGGAACATTATGTTGCCTATTACCTCTATCTTTATTTATTGGTTCTGTGTTATATGAAATGTTTGCTGACATGAGAGTAAATAGAGTAGAACGAAAAGTTAGACTTAGTAGGTTGAATAAAATATTAGGAGAGGAAGAAGAATGAAATATGTAAAATTTATAGAGATAGAAGTGAATTATATGAATGTTGAGGAAATGGAAAAATTCATTAAATGGCTTGAAGAGTCAGTAGCAGTATGGGAAGTTGATGGTGGAGTAAAATTCAACATTAATAGAATTGAACAAGGTGTCAATAGATGATTATTAGTGAAAAGCAAGGTAACATTTATCTTCGCTGGAGAGATTCAGCAGGGGATAGAAAGACCTTAACAGTTGAAGATTATCAACCTTATTTTTACATTAAAACTACTGACAGTATGCCAGAATATTTTGACTATGCTAATCAATGGGGGTCTAATAGAGTTAGGCCAACCTACACATTTGGTGATTGGGTAAACTTACAAGGGAACTCATTAGTAAAAGTAACACTTAACTCTCCACAGCAACTTTACAAAGTTAGGCAGGAATGGGGCACAACCTATGAAGCCGATGTATCGTTAGCCAGGAAATACTGTATAGATAGAATGGATTCAATAGAAGAGTACGACCTTCGCAAGTGGTATATTGATATTGAAACTCAAGTGAGTGGAAGGTATCATGGGGCAATTACAGCCATAACAATCTATGATAGTTACGATGAACAGTATTATACATTATGTTGGTGGCCTTATGAACCGATGCCTAAAGTAGATTGTTTACTATTTGAAGATGAGCAGGCCCTTCTATTACATTTAATAGAATTAGTGGAAGAGAAAGACCCAGATATGTTCATTGGTTGGTACATAAATGGGTTCGACCTACCTACAATACTAAAGAGGATAGTAAAGAATGAATTAAATCCTCGTAGGTTAAGCCCTATCAATGATGTTAATGGGGTATCTCATAACAAAGTCTATGATGTTAAGTATACTAATACCGCTCAACCAATTAAAGGCCGTATCGTGTATTGTTTAATGACTACATTTGAAAGGTTATGGCTTGATTCCCAAAAGGGAACCCTTCCATCAATGGCTCTTGACTACTGTTCTAAATTAGTCTTGGGAGATAATTCGGGCAAACTTAAAAAGTCTAAATTTGTTAATGATGAGTTCTTCAAAAGAGCATGGTTAGAAGATACTGAAGTCTACCTAGAATATAATAGGGTTGATGTGGAACTAATGGTTGACATTGATAGAGAGATGAACATTAGTGAGAATTCATTAGCCCTACAAAGGCTATTGATTTGCCCTCTTGATGTAACATTTTACAATAGTCAAATGGGAGCATCATATTTTATGCGCCATGCAACATGGAAAGCCCCAACAGGTAAAAAGGGAGTTAAGGGTAAGTATGAAGCAGCGTTTGTAATGAATCCCTTAACAGAAGGAACCTATGGACTACATGAAAATATAGCCGTGTTTGATTTCAAATCACTATATCCTTCTATGATGGCTGCAAGGAACATTTGTTGGAGTACAAAAAATGTAGGGGATGACTATAATTCTATTGATTTCTCTATACCTAAAAATCTATCTGATTGGGAAAAAGATTCAGTAGATGTGACCTTTGCTAAAGAGCCATTAGGAGTATTGCCTAAAGCCGTTCTTTCACTAATGAAACTACGGGATGACTACAAGGTTAAGCGGAGTAAGGCAAAAACTGATGAAGAGTATAGGAAGTGGAACTCCGCTCAAATGGCTACTAAGAGGGTCGTGAACGCCTTCTATGGGGTTCTTGCTAAGGATGGCTACGGATGGGCTGATATGGATATGGCGGCGGCTATAACGGCTAGTGCTAGAGAGGCCATGAGAGCAGTAGCATTTAAAACAATTGAATATGGCTATGAAGTAATTTACGGTCATACCGATTCAATCTTTGTCAAGGTTAAAGGAGTAGGTGATGCTAAGCAGTTATGCGCTAGATTAAATACCTATATCCAAAGAGAGGTATTCAACGATTGTGTAGAGTTAGAATTTGAAAAGATAGCACAGTCGTTTTTCCTACCTACAAAAAAGAATCGTTATTGCGGCTATCTATCGTGGGTGGAAGGAGAGTATCTTGACCCGCCCGAATTTTTTGTTATGGGTTTTGAAACCAAGAAATCAAATGAAACTTTGTTCGCAAAACGATTTCAAAAGGAGATTTTAGAAATGGTCGCTCAAGGGGTTGATGAGGGACAAGTCACTTTTTATGCAAGAAATGAATTTAAAAGATTAATAGATGGTAGCATAGAAACTAGTAATTTAATAAAGCGTAGACGGCTTAAAACTCCATTGGAAGAATATAAAGTTATATCTGGTGGAACAGCAGGAGTGTATTATCATAACCTGTACCTAACAGACTTAGAACCAATAGAAGTAGGAGATGGTTATTACTTCTACACAGTAGATAACGCAGGAATATCCGTTAAATATCCTAATAGATATGAAGTTAATGGGTACAATAGAGCAGTAGAGTATATTGCTTCTAAAAGATTAGAGGATGTAATAGAATCATTCCCTATTAATAGAAGCAGATTAGCAGAATCAGAAATAATAAAGAAAATATCCCTAATATAC